ATCACTGCGGCTGTCGGCAGGTTCTTGGTCAAGCTCGACAAGGCCATATCCACAGGCCAGGGCTTCAAGGATTTCCTCAAGGGCATCGAGACCGTCCTCAAGGTTCCGATCGAACTCATCGGCAAGTTGGCTCACGCCATCGGCAGCATGTTCGGTGGGGATCAAGAGGGCAAGGCCAAGGTCGTCGCAGACAACCTGGGTCAAGTCGGCGACGCTCTGAAGCCTCTCGCGGGCGTCATCAAGACGGTCAACGACGCTTGGGACAAGCTGGTTGGTCTGTTCGACACCATCCTCCCGAGGGTTCAGGCGGTCCTACACGATGTTGCTGGACTCATCAGCACCTTCGTACAGACCGTCGCGGCCGGCTTCTCCAACGCCAACTTCGATTCCGTCTTCTCCGCTCTGAACACCGGCCTCATCGCCGGCATATTCCTCCTGGTGAGGAACGCGTTCAAGGGTGGGGTCGGAGTCGACCTCGGCAGCGGACTGCTGGGCAACCTCAGCAAGTCGTTCAAGGCCCTCACAGGCAACCTCGAAGCCATGCAGCAGAACATCAAGGCGAACACGCTGCTCCAGATTGGTTCAGCTGTTCTCGTCCTTGCTGGTGGCGTCAAGATCCTGTCGACGATCAACGGCGACGATCTGCAAAGGTCGATGTCGGCGATCGCAGTCGGTCTCGGTGAACTGGTCGCAGCAATGGCCATCCTGAGCACGACTGCTCGTGGCGGTGGGTTCGCCCAGATGCCCTTCATCGCTGGTTCCATGGTGCTCCTGGCTACGGCCGTGACCATCCTGGCTGGTGCGATGAAGATCATGGCCACGATGTCGTGGGACGAGCTGATCAAGGGGCTCGCCGGTCTGGCCGGTTCTCTGGTGGCCATTGGCGCAGCGACCAAGCTCATGAGCGGACCCCAGCTTATTCTGGTGGGGCCGGCTCTGATCGCGATCGGTGTTGGTCTCAACATCATCGCAGCAGCGATGAAGATCATGGCCACGATGTCGTGGGGAGACATGGCGAAGGGGCTTGCCGGCGTTGCCGGTGCTCTGGTTGCCATATCCATCGGCGTCAGAGGTATGGGTCCGGAGGTCCTGCTGATTGGACCAGGCCTGATCCTGCTCGCCATCGGTCTGACCGGTATCGCAGGTGCGGTCAAGCTGTTCGGTTCCATGGACCTCGGAACCCTGGCCAAGGGCATCGGTGCCATCGCTGTGGCTCTCGTAGCCATCGGGCTCGCCATGTCGGCTATGCCGGCTACGCTTCCCCTGACGGCGGCGGGTTTGGTCATCCTGGCTCCGGCGCTCGCTGGCATTGCTGGCGTCATCGCCGTGCTGGGCAACATGGACATCTCGACGATCGCCAAGGGCATCACCGCCATTGGTCTGTCGCTGGGTGTCCTAGCCATTGGCCTTACGGCCATGATCGGCGGCCTCCCTGGCGCAGCCGCGTTGGCTGTTGCTGCGATTGGCCTGAACGCATTGGTCCCAGCACTGGGGCTGATGGGGAAGATGAAGTGGTCGACGATCCTGAAGGGTCTCGCCGGAATGGCTGTCGCGATGATCGGCATATCCATCGCGGGCGCTCTTGCGGCTCCGGGGCTTCTCATCCTGTCGGCTGCTCTGATCCCGTTCGGCATCGGTCTGCATCTCGTGGCCGGCGCTGCATATTTGTTCGCCAAGGCTCTTCAGCTCGCCGGAGAGAACAGCACCAAGAGCGTCGCAGCGATCGTGCTGGGTCTGACTGCCTTCGTGGCTTCGCTGCCGAAGATCGTCATCGGGTTCCTCAAGGGCCTGGTGGAGATCGCCGACAGCATCGCGACGGTGGCACCGAAGATCCTCACGGCTATCGGTGTGATGTTGGACCAGATCATCGCGTTCGTCATCGAGGCCTCGCCGAAGCTGGCGCTGGCCGTAACAGCACTGATCACGGCCATCATCGACGTGATCAACCAGAACGCGCAGCCGATCATCCAGGCTGGGTTCCAGCTCCTCGTGCATCTGCTCGAGGGGATCGCCCAGAACACGCCGACAGTGATTGCTCAGATGGGTGCGATTGCGATCGCCATTCTGACGTCGCTGGCGGCCATGGCTCCGGACCTGGTCAACGCAGGAGTGACAGCTCTCACGTCGTTCCTGTCGGGGATCACGAACAACATGCCGAAGCTGGTGACGACCGTGGCCAACATGGTCGTGGCCTTCGCCAAGGCTGTGGGTTCGAAGCTGCCACAGGTTATATCCGCTGGTGCCGACTTGATGGTGAAGTTCATCGGCGCCATCGCAGCAGCCGTACCGAAGTTGATCGCAGGTGGCGTCAACGCCATCCTCGCGTTCTTCACAGGTCTCGCTCAGCAGATTCCCAAGGTTGCAAACAAGGGCGTCGAGCTGGTGAGCAAGCTGCTCGAGGGTATATCCAAGGCCCTGGTTCGCATCGTCAACAAGGGCGCAGACGCGGTCATCAACTTCCTGAACGGCATCGCTGAAGCCATCAGGACGAAGGGGCCGGAGCTGCGTGCTGCTGGTTACAACATCGCCGACGCCATCATCGACGGCATGTGGGACGGTATCCATGAGCTGGGCCAGAAGGTCGTCGACAAGCTCGGCGAGCTGATCCACTTGCTGCCGAAGGCGGCGAGGAAGATCCTTGGTATCCAGTCTCCTTCGAAGGTCTTCGAGGAGATCGGTAAGAACACCATGGCTGGTCTCACCTATGGTCTCGCCAGCGGCGGGGAAGGTGCAGTCAGTGCTGTCACCGATACCACCGACAAGATGACGGACGCTGCGGCCACTGGTCTCAGCAAGGTGCCCACGTTCCTCTCCAAGGTGACGGACATCAACCCGACGATCACGCCGGTGTTGGATCTGTCGCGCATATCTGAGGACGCTCCGAAGATCGGTTCGCTGATCCAGGACGGCGCAAACGTGATCAAGCTGTCTGACAAGACAGTGGCTTCTGAATCCACGAATGTGGCTCGCGGCCTCAGCTTCGCCATGGCGTCTAGCGACCCGTGGGGAGTTGGCGTTGGAGACAAGGGCAACCAGCCGACACCGGTGATCCATTTCGAGCAGCACAACACGTCTCCCAAGGCGTTGAGTCCTGCCGAGATCTACCGTCTGACCCACAACCAGCTGGCCTCTGCGAAGGGGAGACTCTTCGGGAAGGCCGACAACATCCGATAGGAGGTGTACGCCTTGCTAACGAACGTGGAGGTTTACAGCTCCTTGTCCAGTGCTCCCGACCTTCCTCTGCAGCTGGGGGGTCGGGAGGACGTGGACCTGATCCATATTCGAGACGTCACAGGATTGGGTCCCGTCAAGGCCGACATCAACACCACCCAGTACGGCACCGGCAACGGTGGCTTCTACACGGGCGGGGAGATCAACACACGGAACATCGTGTTCAAGCTCGGGTTCAACCCGGACTGGACTGTCCACACCGTGTCTTCGCTGCGTCAGCTTGTCTACGGATATTTCATGTCGAAGCAGCAGGTGAGGCTTCGGTTCTTCCGAGACGACGGACCCACGGTGGAGATCGTCGGCTACTGCGAGACCAACGAGCCATCCATATTCTCCAAGGATCCGGAGATGGAGGTCTCGATCATCTGCCCGGACCCTGACTTCGTCGCAGTGGCGCAGTCAGTCGTGGCCGGCGTGGCCAACGAGGATCCCGACTCGGTCGACTTCACCCTCGTGGGGAACATCGACACGACCGGGCGTCTTGTGGTGACGACCACCACGACAGAGGAGCCGGCCTTCACCGACCCGGATCCGGACTACGACGGCACGTTCAAGATCGAGCACAAGACCCTGGCGGCTGGCTCCGAGGACTTCACCATCACCGGATCCATCGCCGAAGGTCTCTCGCTGATCATCGACTCTGCCATCGGGAACAAGGTGGCGGAGAACGTCATCGGCCTTGAGCACATCAACCTGCTCAACTCGATGACCGCAGACAGCCAGTGGCTATATCTGCATCCGGGCACCAACAAGATCCGGGTCATCATGGACGCAGGGGCGCCAGACAAGGCCTGGACGCTGACATATTACGAACGCTTCGGGGGACTCTAGTGGATCTCTTCACCCTCGACCGCACGTTCCTACGTGACAAGGTCATCGATCAGTACATCTCGCTCATCTGGACCGAGCGCTACACCGAGGCGGGGGACATGCAGATCGTCCTCCCCTCGACGGCCGCGAACCGGGCGAAGCTTGCTGAGGGTACCCTCGTGGGTCTCCTCGGTTCCGACGAGCCCATGATCATCGAGACGCAGTCGACCGAGGAAGGCCTCCTCACCTGCAAGGCGAACACGCTCGAGACGTTCTTCAACGAGCGGGAGATCTGGGTCGACACTGATCCCGATGTCACAGAGTGGGTACTTCGTGGCGCCCCCGGGGATGTCATGAACTACATCGTCCAAAACCAGCTAGTTGCAGGGACTTATGTCAACGACGAGGCCCTGCAGATCGGTGGCGATCTCAACGCCATCCCATATTTGGTAGTGGACCCGGACAGCTACATGGATGGAGACGCCATCAGTTTCAGGATCGCAGTTGGTCCTGTCTACGATGCTCTCCTCGACATCGCCAAGACCTACAAGCTCGGGATCAAGGTGTGGCTGAGCCGTGCCGATGCGTTCGGATACGAGCTCAGCTGGAAGGTGTACACGGGCGAGGATCGCACCAGCGATCAGCTCGAGAACAACCTCGTCCAGTTCTCATCCCAACTCGACTCGCTCACAGGCGTAAAGGAGCTTCGCTCTCTTGCCGACTTCAAGACCGTCGCCTATGTCTTTCCGCCTGACTGGTCTACTTCAACGCCGGCGGCAGAGGAGTACGCCCCCGGTACTGACCCCGCAGCAGTGGGCTTCGATCGTCGGATCATCGTCGACCGGGCGACCGACATCACTGTTGACCAGGTGGATCCGGCAGTCGCGGGCGTCACGCTCGCGTCGCTCCTGACGCAGAAGGCCAAGGATCTCCTTGCCAACAACAACTACACCAAGATCGTTGACGGTGAAGTTGTTCCGCAAGCCCAGTTCAAGTACGGACGGGACTACAACCTCGGTGACATCATCGAGCTGAAGGGGCAGGACAACACGACCCAGCACGCCCAGATCACGGAGTACATCCGTGTGAAGGACGCCACTGGCGAGCGTGCATATCCGACCGTCTCTGTCGTCTGAGGAGGTGACATGGATCCAACGTTAGGAATGTTGCTGGCAGCAGCAGGAGGTGGCCTAGCGTCATATCTTGCTGTCGCCCGCCGACTCTCAGGAAAGATCTCCACATCCGAGGCGACCGATCTCTGGGCAGAGTCCAAGAGCATCAGGGAGTGGAGCAAGGAACGAATCGCTGAACTTCAGGAGGAAGTGCACGCTCTCGAGACTCGTCTTGAGAAGCTCGAAGATCACAACCAAGAGCTGCTGGATGACAAGCATGGTCTCCAGTCCCGAGTGCAGGAACTCCTGAATGAACTGTCCGAGTGCCGAGCCTCGTGTGAGAGGCTCCACAACAAGCTGCATGAACTGGAGGGAGGTCCGAGTGCCGAAGGAAGTCCTGACGGCGAAACCTGAGGACTGGGAGACGTCCGGGGCCCGTCTGGGCGCAAGCATCCAGCGGACTCTACGTCTTCTGATCGTCACTACCGTGGTCCTGTTCTTGATGATCGTCGCGGCAGGGTTGTACACCTACACGCTGTCCAAGAACAATCGTGACTCGCTATGCATCTTTCGAGCAGACATCGCGAGCCGTGTCCAGCAAACCGACCAGTACCTCAAGGAACATCCGGAACCCGAACCTTTCCCCGGAATTACTCGTCAGACACTGCTGACGCAAGTCGAGGGCCAGAAGAGAACCCTCGGGTCCTTCAAGCACCTGCACTGCCCACCTTTCCCGAAGGGATAGCCACCGTGAACCCAAAGCTGTACAACTCGCTGAAGTTCCTCGCCCAGGTCCTGCTGCCCGCGCTGGGCACGCTGTACCTGACTCTCGCGGGTCTGTGGGATCTGCCGTCGCCGCAAGAGGTGGCCGGCACGATCCTCGCCGTCGACACGTTCCTGGGGGTTGTCCTACACCTCCAGTCCAACGCGTTCAAGGCCAACAACCTGGGCGGGACGATGGTCGTCATGCCCACGCCGGACGGCAAGAAGACGTACGCCCTCGAGCTCGATGGAGATCCCGAAGATCTCGAGAAGCAGGATCAGGTCATCTTCAAGGTCAACTCGACCGACCAGATGGCCGTGAACCAACAGCAGTACATGAAGCGGTCCTGAGAGGAGGTGATTCGATGGAACGTCTCGTCGCGCTGTTGCTGTACGTGATCGTGGCGCTGGTTCTCCTCTTCGTCCTCGTGAAGGTCGTCGAGGCGCTGGCCGGCTAACTTGGGCGGGGTTTCGCGCTGGAAACAGCCACTATAGTGAGACCCCAAACAAGGAGGAAACCATGTTCGCATCAAAGACGAAGACTTATGTCGACGACGAGATCCGGCGCATGATGATCGTTCTTCAGGAGAAGTCACCAGATTCCAAGGAGTATGGCGAGACCCTCGAACAGCTGCAGAAGCTTCACAAGATCAGGCAAGATGAAAAGCCCGATCGCGTGAGTGCTGATGCGAAGTTCCAGGGTGCCGTCAGCATCCTCGGGATCGTGACGATCCTGCAGTACGAGCATCTGCACCCGATCGCGTCGAAGGCGATGAGCTTCATCAAGCTGCGCTAGTACCAACTTTGCAGGGAAAAGAAGAGGTGTCGTGGAAACACGTCATCTCTTTTTTCGCGAGAAAATCCTCCCCTATAGTGAGACCACATCAAACAAACTAGGAGGAATCATGCAGAACGTCGAAGAGACCGTGCAGGAGACCAGCAAGCTGTCTGGTGCCATGAAGCTCGCCAAGAAGACCGCCAAGCGTGTCGGAACCGCAACCCTCTACGTTGCGCCCGCCGCTCTTGTCGTCGGCTCGGCAGCCATCGGCATCAAGACGCAGCTGATCCAGTACGAGACCGCGAAGCTCGCGCTCGAAGCCGCCAAGTCAGCCGCAGTGTAGTCCAAAGCCTGAGCACCCTAACCGGTGCTCTCGCTTTCTCTTCGCGAAGAAAACACATCTTATAATGAGAAGAAGTAGTGTGATACGAATGTAGTCGCTTCAGTGCGACCGCTCCTCAACCAGTTCGATACTCGGTTGAGGCTTCTCATTTTGAGAGACACCACCCACTCGCCCGAGAGTGTTCGGACGTGGTGTTCTCTCTTTCTCTTTGCGGGCATGGATGATCCGCAAGGTATCAACCCCTAAAGGGGGCAGTATGCGCAGGACGAAGATCATGATGGCCCTGATGGCAGTGGCGGGTTCGCTCGTCATGTCGTCATCGGCCATGGCGTGGTCGGGAGAGCAGGTCAACCTCATCAGCTGTGGCGAGGTCGACATCTCTTTCAACCACGAGTCCGGCCCGTGGGGCTACCAGATCACGCAGTGGACTGGGTTCACCCCGACGGTCATCGCGAGCGGCTCGTCCGCATCGCCGGCGACCGGCCAGAAGCACCTCTCGATCGGCGTCCGTGGAACGGACAACGCCGAGCACATCTGGACCGTCGTGGTCGGCAACGCGACGAACCTCAGCGACGGCAACAACGGCGCCAATCCTGACGCCTCGATGTCCGTCACCAACTGCGGTCCGCTGGGTGGTCCCGCTGGTCCTCAGGGTCCGGCTGGTCCGACAGGTGCCGAGGGTCCTCAGGGTCCCGCTGGTCCGGCTGGTCCGACGGGTCCCCGCGGTTACCGCGGCGAGAAGGGTGAGCAGGGAGAGCAGGGCATCCAGGGCAACGACGGCGTCGGCTACGCCTGCGACGGTACTCCCGTCCAGGAGCCGCAGTACTCGCTGCTCGACGACAACAACGAGGAGTGGGAGTACGTCACTCCGATCCCGACGTGCCCCGGGGCCAATGGCCTCGACGGCGCCAAGGGCGTGGACGGTGCCAACGGCAACGATGGCGTCACCACCACCGTCATCGTGCAGGAGCCGCTGAAGGCCTGCACGAGCCACCGTGTCTACAAGTTCACGGTGCGCAAGCGGTTCCAGGGCAAGCTCCTGCGCTTCGTGCGGGTTCATGCCTCGGGGGCGAAGGTCACGGTCAAGAAGGTCCACGGTCGCTACGTCGCGACGGCGGACTTCTCCGGCCTGGCTGTCGGGCAGTTCACGGCACAGCGTCACGTCAAGGTGACGGCTCGTATCGCCGGCCACAGCAAGCGGGTCACGTTCAACGAGAACGTCGATCTCTGCCGCCCGTCCAACGGGAAGCAGAACGCTCCGTCCGCCTCCGGGCTGGCCGCGGCGTAACCAAGATGCCGAAGGGGCCTGGGCTGAAAAGCCTGGGCCCTATCGGTTCCATATTCAACAAGGAGACCCCATGTTCCAGATTCCGACGAGGCCCATGTCGGCTGCAGAAGCAGCTGCTGCTTTTCTTCTCGCCGCGGCTCTGGCGGGAGGAAAGGCATGAACCAGAACGCAGAGATGCTCATCACCGCAGTGAAGCAGAAGGCTTCAGGTCTCGTCATGATGTTCGAGATCGCGAAGCAGCAGCACCACCTGGTGCAGCACACGCAGAAGAGCAAGAACTTCGGCCGCAAGGGAGGTTGGCTTGTTGTCGATTTCCTGACGTACTCCAACGGAGATCCGACTGGCTACGCAAAGAGCCAGATCGTGTACTTCAACATCCCAAGCTGAGGTAACTACATGCTTTCGCCGTACGAGCAGGAGATGGTCAAGGCAGCTCATGCTGCTCTTGAGGAGACCCAACAGCTCGACGTGTTCGTCGGGTTGGACCCCGAGTTCATGTCGATCGTCATCGGTTCGCTGATGGCTGCTATCGACGCCGTCTTCGCCATCCGAGATGGTGAGGGCTGGCGAGGCAAGACCGATCCGCGAGAGATCGCGGCAGAACTCATCCGCGTCGCTCACCTGACCGACCAAAACTAGAAAGGCACATTCATGGATAATCTGTTCATCGGCGGTGGCAACAACAGCCCTCGCCGTCGTCGTGGATACGGCTTCACCTCGTTCCTCGGCGACATCATCATGGTCACGATCACGGGTGGGCTCTGGCTCATCTGGATCTTCGTCCGCGAGATGCGGAACCACTAGGAGACTCATGCACCAGCTCATCACCGCTGCCCACCACAAGGCGGGCCAGTTCCTCACCGAGAACGCGTCCACCATCCTCACGGCTGGCGGCGTCGTTGGCACGGTGACCACCGCGATCCTCACGGGCAAGGCCTCATACCGTGCGGCAGAGATCATCACCCAGGAGGAGATGGACATCCTGGCAGAGGCACCCGAGGCGGAAGTCTCCTTGGGGAAGATGGACAAGGTCAAGCTCGTCTGGCCGCTCTTCATTCCGCCGGCAGTCGTCGGTGGGGCCACGGTCGGCAGCATCGTCGCAGCCAACATGGTGTCGGCGAAGCGGGCCGCAGCTTTGGCAGCTGCCTACGCCGTGTCCGAGCGCAGCCTCAACGAGTACAAGGACAAGGTCCTCGAGAAGGTCGGGATCAACAAGGAGAAGGCGATCCGCGACGACATCGCACAGGACTTCGTGAACGAGC